TTTGCGGGCCATTCGTGAATCGCCTGCTGGTCGGTGATCTCTGGGGAGAGCCCGAGGGCCTTCACCCGCCCGCCAGCGATGTTGTCGGTGCCGAACTCGAGGTATTTGGTGTACTCGACATTACTGCCCACCTCAGTCGTGATGATCCCGGACGAGTCGGTGTACATGTTGCTGCGCAGCGACGAGCGTGCCCGCCCCTCGTCGACCGGGCAACGCTTTTGTGCCTCCGCGACCCATTGCAAACCGGATTGTTTGTGAGCAGTCCGCAACCGGGCCTGAGTTTCCTTCGACCAGAACTCGAGTGCCTGCGTGAACTTCCGCATCGATTCCGACAATCCCGCGACCTGCACTTCCATAGTCACGCCCCCGCCACGGGACGAAAGCCCCTGAGGTAGACGGTCTTGTGGTTGGCCTTGCCCGCACGGTCGACCACCGCCTGCACGGTGTAGGTCGAGGGGCCGATCACCACCTGATCGGGGTGGCTGCCCTCGTTCTGCGCCGGCCGGATGTCGGTCGACGGCACCACAAACAGAACCGCGTCATACTGGAAATCCAGCCCATTGGCGGTGTTGTTTGTGCGGCCGGACTTCCCCTGCAGGAGGCATTTCACACCGGTCTGGAAATCGCTGTACGTGACCGCCGGAATCCCCGAGGCACCGACCGAGACCGCGGCCCGGCGGATCGTGCAGGTGTGCGTGAGCAGCAACAGGAGGCTCATACGCACACCTCCCGGTAGTTGTTGAGGAGTTGCCGCGCCCCGGCCATGAGTTGACCGGGAGCCCCTGTCAAGAGCGTGTACGAGTACTCCCCGAGCGTTTCGGACTGCATCGGCAGCCCTCTTTCCGCCTGAGCCAGCATCTGCCCGACGATCATGGCCACCGCTTGGGAGACGTCCGCCGGGACCTGGGTGTAGCCTGCGACGTAGACCACCTTGACGTTCCCCTGCCCCTGGGGCCAGTTGGACAGTCCAGTCCCATCCCACAGGGCGGAGAGCATCTGCAGGATGCCGGGATTGCGCTCACCGGCGTTCGGGTTGACCAAAGCGTAGTCCTGGCCCTGGGTGAGCATCGTCGAAGCGGCAAAGCCGTTCGCCGCCTGCCCGTAGTATCCGACCGGGTCGATGTACACCCCCGTGACCGACACCACTGGCCGATGACTCAGCACAAGGCTTGGTCGGCCCGTTCCGCTGAAGTACTCGGTGTACGTAGCCTGCACCAGGTTGCGGTTGAGATAGCGGGCAACAGTCGACTCGGCCGCGTCGAGCAGTGTCAGCAGCCGGTCATCCTCGTTGGCGTTCGAGACGTCCTTCCCGAGAGCCAGCTTCAGCCGTGACAGGGTTGTCAGGCCGAGTTTGATCACCAGGAACGGATACTCGTCCGTCTTCTGGATCGGGTCGCCAGCGGCATCGGTGCCGTAGACCGCCGTCACTCGCACCACTCGTTCCTCGGATCGACGCCCCGACTGCACCAGAGCGGTGTCGTCGTAGGTGAGCGTCAGGGTGATCGAGGAGGCGGCGGGAGTGACAGCGGTGGCCCCACGGACAGTCGTGCCCGTCTCGACGTCGATGACCTGATAAGAGATCGACGTGGGCACGACCGCGGCCCCCGCCTCGTCCCTGAACGCGACGGGGATCTGAAAGCTGTCGTTTTGATTGACCGTCCACATGGGGCGTCAGATCCGATCAGGAGAACGTGATTGCCAGATCCAGGGTCCAGGTCTGGCCGCTGGCCTTGGTTCCTTGGGAGGACACCTTGCGGTTCAGCATTGTGCCGCCCGTCGAGGCGTTGAACACTGCGAACTCGTTCCAGCTGTAGTTGGCGTCGGCACTCCCGAACGCCGCCCGGAACGTCACCGTCTGGTTGGTCCGGCTGGGGTAGCTCGCCGACATGGCCTTTCGCGTCTTGTTCGTGGACGCCTGCAGGTCGGTCTGACTGGCCGACTCGGCTGCCGAGCTGTCGCCGACGCCCAAGTGGGCGTTGGCGTTGCTGTAGGCGGTGATCGTGCCGCCGATGAGGGCGTCGATCATGGCCTGCAGCCCGCCGTTGACCATGATGTTACCAGGCAGGGGGCAGACCTCGAACGCCCGGCCCGCCGCGAAATCGGCGTCCGAGGCGTACTTGGTGATGGTCCACTCGGTGCGGTAGCGGAACCGTTCCCGAATCAGGCCGCTGCGGATCGTCGCGCCGGCGTGTTCGAGCTGACGGGCCAGGCGGCGCAGCAGGTCGCGAATGTGCAACATGGGATTCCTCTCAGAGGTTGGGAGTGAAGGTGGTCGACTTAGAGTCGGGTGAGAACGCGGCGGACTTGCCCCGTGCCGTGAACGTGACGGTGGCCACTCGGCCGGAGCTGCCACCGCCGCCGGTGTTGATGGAGATCGCGTCCGAGCCACCCGCCTGATCTGCCACGCCGAGAACCACAGCCAGGGCCGTCAGCAGGTCGAGGCCCGAGGCGGTGTCGGACAGTGACAGCTGGACGGTGCAGACTGGAGCGTCTGACCCGGCCCCGGAATCCGGCACCGAGATCAGTACTGAGGAGGCAACCAGGTCCGCCCCCACACAGGCATCCAAAATCTGTTGCAGCAGCACCGAGCAGGAAACGGCGTCAGTGCCCGCAACGCTGTCGGTGGTCGTAAGGCTGCACGCGAGAGACGTGATCGCATCCGAGCCGAGCCCCGAGTCGGCGAGGGCGATCAGGATTCCCTGCTGGATCTGGACGATGACGTCCGTGCCCGCGGCGCTGTCGGTGATCGCCGCAAGGAGGACGTTCAGTGCCCCGAGAAAGTCCGATGCCTGGGAAGATTCCAGGAGCGACAGGGAGACCGCGCATCCAGCGAGCGTGTCCGCGCCGGCACCGCCGTCCGCCTGGGCCAGGCTGCAGGAGATGTTTGCGGAATCCGCGGCCGATCCGCTCTCCGACTGCGATGCGGCACAACCAATCGACGGTGTCGCATCGGATCCCGAGGACGTCTCCGCGCTGACGAGTGAACAGGAGATCGACGGTGCGTCAGACGAGCTGCCGGAGTCAGTCGCGATCAACGCACACGCAACGACTGGCGTGGCGTCGTTTCCGGCCCCGGTGTCGCTGACAGAAATGGTCGTTGGTCCAGAGCCGGGGTCCTGCAGGTAGACCATGTACCCTGTCAGGTTTGCCCGGGCGATGCCGCTGGTCGCACCGCCCGTGATGCCGGTTCCCGACGTGGTGCGACTGCCAATACATGTGGAGGTGATGCCGCCAGTGCTCATGTTCAGCAGCTCGGTGCTGAATCCACTGGGTGCGGTCAACGTGCTCCAGCTCGAGATGGCCGTTGCCGCGCCGATGATGATGTCGCCCGAATTGAGCGTGATTCCTGGGGAGGCGATCAGATTGAAGGACGCCGAAGACGACAGGACTTGGGTTCCACTGCCGCCCCTTGGTGTACCAGACACGTCTACCCCAGACAGCTCGTACCCGACGATGGCGCCAATCGATGTCTGGCTGCTGGCAATCGTGATCGTGTAGGTGTCGGTGGCGGTTCCCGTGTGCTGCCCCGACCATTGATACACGTCGCCCACACTGGCCGTGGATCCATTCCACGCGAGGTAGTCCTGCGACCCGCTCCAAGTGCCAGCACTCGGCGCCGGGACGCCCGGAGTTCTCGACGATGTTCCCCGTCGCCAAACAAAGACGATCCAATTCCCCGGCGTGACATTCGCGTCAAACTTGAGCTGATGCGTGTTGCTCGCCGAGGTGATCAGGGCCACTTTGCTCTGGACGACGGTGATTGGCATCAGCTGAACTCCAGCGGGCTGCCGTCTGCCGCGAGAGCCTCAACCACCACCGCCACGTTCACCGGGGATCCGTTGTTTCCCCCGAGGATCGTGTAGGACACGAACGCCAGGTCGTATCCACTCGGCAGTTTCTGGAGATCCACCTGATTGACGGCCGGGGCCTGCTCGACCTCGTAGGCGAACGGCCCGACATCGTGCGGCACGATCCCCGGTGGGCTGCCAACGGGATGTCCAGACACCGGGAGGCCCTGCGCAATTTCGTCCTCTGTCCACGCATCCTTCGGGGGACTCTCCCACGGATCGCGGTAGATGGGCTGCATCCCAAAAACGTTCGTCCAGCGGATTTGCAGGCGGGCCCCAAACCGAGGCTTGTCACGCATCGGCTGTGTCGTCACGAGCGAGAACCGCACCCATCGCGCGGCGGCAGGGAGTCGGATTGGCGAGGTGACCTGCTCAATGTTGATCGGGCAGTTCCACGAAGGCACCAAAAGATATGCGTTGTTCAATCCCACACCCCCAGTGCTCCCGCCTGCACGGCCACGATTCTCGCGGCATGCGCGGCGATGGGACGCGCGAGGTCCCGCACGTCGTTGACCGCATCCCGGATCTGCGCCAGCAATTGCGGGGTGGTTCCGTTGGCCGCCAATGCTTGCTGCAGCGCGGCAATCTGGCGGCCCTGCTCGACGGCCAGCTCGAGCAACCGTTTTACTTGGGCCTCGGCTCTGGCCAGGTCTGTGTCGACCTGCGGGAGTGTTCTGGGCATGGATCAGTGCTCCAAATCGAACGGCCCGGGCTGCGGCGCAAACCACAACCCGGGCCGGTCGGGATTTAGATGGACAGTTCAGTGGCTCAGACCCGCCTCTTGTTGCCGGTCACCCAGCTCGCGGCGGGAATGGTCGGCGACGAGCCGCCAGTGAACGCCGGGGTCAGCACGGAACGCACGTAGCGCTTCGTGCGATGTGCTCGCAACAGGCCAACCGAGCTGGCCGCGTTGACCACCAAGGTCTCTTGATTGGCGATGTCGCCCCAGCTCGTGGATCCGTCGTCAGACTCCTGCAGCTTGGCGGTGACGGTGAAGGCGGAGGGACTGCCCGTCGCCGCGCCGGTAAACACCGCCAGGGCGACAGGGCCTTCCAGCAGGTCGCAGTCGACCGAGCTGCCATTGGCCGCCGTGGTGCCCGACAGCGCCGTGCTGCCGGGGAGCTGGGACGGGCCGCCCCCCAGCTGGTTTCGAATGTCAAAGGCTCCACTCATGGATCAATTCCCTTCCGGAAATGTGTGCTGAAAAATGGTCAAGGCCAGTCCGCGGTCACCGCCAATCAGGCAACGATCAGCGAACCGCAGCTGATGAATGCGTCCTCGTAACGGACACCGGCGTCCATGTGCTGAATGACTCGCATCCAGGTCTGGTCGTTTTGGAACGGGGTGTCACCTTGGGTCGAGGTGGCGAATTCAGCCACGCCCACACGACCGATGATGTGGTGGGCGAACACGCCACACAGGATCTGCGTGAGGCCGGTCCCAGACCCCTTGGTGCCGTTGTTCGGCATCTGGGTCGAGGTGACGATGGGCCGGGCCGACAGCGACCCTTGAAACCCGTTGACCTGCGAAGCTCGGTCCATCTCAAAGATGAACTCGCCTTTCGCCACAACTCCGGAGCCGTTGTAGACGCTCGCCCGGCGGTTGCTGATCGCGGCCCGCATCAGAGGCCGCATGACCCACGCCGCGCCGAGACCAGCCACGTCGTGATTGGCCTCCTCCAACTTGCCCAGCATCAGGTTCACGTCCTCGACCTCGAACGTGTTTCCGTCGTTGCCGACCGTGCTCGCCGTGTGCGACTGGATCCCCGAGTAGGACAGCAGCCCCTTCGGGCGAACGGTCGAACCGGCCCCCGTCAGGAACGCCAGGTCAGCCGCCAGCGCCATCACGCGGGCCATGTCGGCTCGCACGAACGCCTCCACCGAAGGGTTTCCGAACCGCAGCAGCTCGTTTGGCAGCTTGACCAACACCGCCAATTTCTTGGCGATAAAGTCAAGATCGCCCGTGGTGGGCTCGCTGGACGTGATCGCCACCGACTCACCGACCCAGTAAACGGTGGTCGCACCGGTCTGCTTGCCCCATCGCATCCGACCGCTGGGAGGCAGCGCGATGTTGGTGGACCCCGCCCGCGAAAACACCTCGCGAGCCCGGATGAGCTCGATCAGGTCACCCTGCATCGTCGCGCCCAGCAACACGCCGAGACCGGTGTCGTCGTTCTGCGACAGCCCCTGGGCGACAGCCACGTTGCGGGACCGCTGGACGATGGAACGCAACTCGCCCGGATCGCAGCCGACAGCACCCTGCCGCACGGTCTCGCGGATCTCGGCGGTCTGCTGTTCGGTCAGGCCCGGGATCGC